CAAATGAATACTACAAACACGGAACAATCACACCATTGAAAAGTGGTTCATTCTTTTAAATATTAAACCCTCTTAAATGAGGGTTTTTTATTTCATACAATTTCTTACAATTTTTATATTTATATATGAATAAGTATATTCAATTGGAGATTATATGTCAGACGAAAAAGAAATATTTGAGGGTAAAACCTTTCAAGATTTAACAAAAGATATTTACGAAAACACTACAAAACGTAAAACACAAATTGATTTGTTAATATCAGAAATACACGGATTCATAACAACAATAGATGATGTGGTATTGGTTGCACCTATTATAAAAGAATATATGGATACTGCTGTTCGTAATGATGAACACTTGGTAAAACTCGCTGGTGTATTACAAAGAATTATTTCTAAATCACAAGGTGAATCAGATGAATCAATGTTATTAAGTGATGAAGAAAAGGCTGAATTAATGGGAACACTTCAAGATACAGTGGAAGATTTACAAAGAGAAAGTGATAAACTTGAAGCTACAAAAAACAAAACAATTGATTTGGGGAATAACTAATGGCTTCAACATTTACAAGAGCAGACAATGTAACAGTTTCAGGTGTTTTTGGTGAACCAATAAGTGTCCCTTATTATTTACAATTTGTTCCTGGTATTGTTACTGAGGTTGTTACATCTGATAGAAGTTTCCAATCATTTAATAAAGCACAATATACAAATACAATATTAGCTATGCCACATATCACAAGTAAACCAAAAAGAAGAAAATCAGATTTATCAAATACTGATAGATACTTTCCACTTATGAGAGGTTTTGTTGATGTACCTGCTAAAGGAGACCCTGTTTTACTTTGTGAAATTGGAGGTATAAAATATTATCTTGGACCATTGAATACACAAAACAATCCAAATTTTAATAATGATTTTATGTTTGTACCTGAAAAACCAATTACAGATATTGTTAAAATGACAACTGATGAAAAAAGAACAATGATGGGACAATCATTGAACTTCAAAAAAGTAAATCATAATAGAATGATGAAACCTATAAAAGATGAATTGGATAGAGGTGAAGCGATTAATGAAACACATGGTGATATGTTGTTTGAAGGTAGACATGGAAATAGTTTAAGAATTGGAAGTAGAGATAAGAATCCATATATTTTTATTTCCAATGGTAGACATTCAAATAATTATAATGAAAGTAATGCTGATGGGAGTATTGTGAGTATCACCAATTCAGGAACGATTGACCAACATTTTGGACAATACATTGAATTAGAAAAACCTAATCCTGATGATGATACGACTTGGACCAGAACACCAGTTCCATTTATATTGGGTTCTGATAGAGTTGAAGGTAATCAACGATTGATGTCAAGCATTGTAAAGTCAATTAATCAAGTTGATGATGTAAATGATATTTTATATAATTATGATAAAAATCAAGTATTTATAAATTCGGATAGAATTGTATTTAATTCAAGAGGCAATGAACAATATAATGGTGATATTTATTTGTCAGCTAAAAATGATATTCACATAGGAGCAGGTAATTCATTATCTATATCTACAAATAAAAATTTAATAATTGAATCTGATAAAACATATTTAGGTGACCCAAACAAAGAAACAAATAAAGATAAAATGGAGCCAATGATTTTAGGAAATGCGTTGTTTGATATTTTTGATGAGTTGTTTAGCATATTGGAAGCAACAACATCAAATCAATATTTCCCATTACAATTAGCTTATCTTGGAGCACCACTTAAAAATGTATTAGACCCATTGAGACAAAAAATTGAAACTATAAAAAGTAAACATCATTTTATAGAACCAAATGGTAGAGAACAAACATAGAGGTAATTATGAAAAAGAAAAAACCAAATATAAAAACTATAATCAGACAAATCGTTAGAGAAGAAGTTGCGATGGCTATCAAGGAAGTGATAACTGAATTAAGACAACCAACTCAAACTTCTAAACCAATGACACCAAAGAAGAGAACACAAAATAGTCAATTCACATCTAATAAAATTTTAAATGATGTATTGAACGAAACAGCTCAAGATGGTGAATGGAAAACATTGGGTGGTAGCGAGTTCACTTCTGATAGAATGAATGAATTGGTTGGTGGACAATATGGTGATATGATGAATACTACACCACAACAAGTTCCATCAAGTGACCCAATGGCACAATTTCTTAACAATGATTATAGAGAAGTTTTAAAAAGAACTGAAGAAAAACAAAAACAAAAATACGGAAAATAATAATGGGATTAAAAGATGACTTAATAGAAGCTAAAGCACAATCAGCATTAGCAGCTGGAGCAAATCCAGATGATATAGATACATCAGAAGGTTCTGCTATTGAGGTTGAGGCTGAGTTGACAAAAGAAGCAATTGTTAATTTTTTAACACAATGTGAATTTAGAATAACTCAATTAGCTGCTCCAGTCGTATTGGAGGATTTTAATATCGGACCACAACAAGCTGATATTTTACCATCTGTTACAAGCACAGATATTCCATATCCAGGTGGTGTAGCAGCACCATCTATACCTATCCCATTAAATGGTGGGACTAATGGTGTGTTAACTAAAAACATAGATGTTGATAAAGCAGGTGGAACTACAGGAGTGCTGGATTCAACTGGATATGTTTTCATAGGTGGAGACCCGGATTCACAAGATGAATTTGATGTAAATACTTTGGATGGTATTAGAGATTTTACAAAAGTAGAATTATTAAGAGAAGACATTGAGGATTTATTATAATGGCTATAAAAGATACATCAAGAAAACCATACATTGAAGATAATGATACTAATATCAAAGTTGGTATTGATTTACCAATTCGTAGAGGTAATGATAAAGAAGGATTTTTTGCAACCACTTCAACAACCATTGAAGCTGTGAAAAACAATATAAGAAATTTATTAAACACTAATCAAGGTGAGAGATTATTTCAACCCAACATTGGTATTAATTTAAGACAATATTTATTTGGACAGATAACAGAAGAAACACTTTTACAAATTCAAGAAAGTATTTCCTCTACATTTAATTTTTGGCTACCCTTTGTTCAGATTCAAAACATAAATTTAAAAAATGGTACGAACGCAAATTCTATAGTGATAGATATTTTATTTAATATAAAACAAGACCCGAACACATTGGAATCAGTTCAAATATCAATTGATAACGAAACAAACAACCAATCAGCTGATGCTGGTGTCGGTAGTGGTGGATACTAATGGAGAGTAAATAATGCCAACATATGGAAAAAAAGATTTTAAAGAATCAAATGTAAATTATTTAAATAAAGATTTCAATGCATTGAAACAATCTTTAGTGAATTATGCTCAAGCATATTTCCCAAATACATACAAAGATTTTAACGAAACATCTCCTGGAATGATGTTAATAGAAATGTCTGCTTATGTAGGTGATGTATTGTCATTTTATATAGACCAACAATATAAAGAATTATTATTACCATTAGCTGAAGAGAGAAGAAACATAATCAATATGGCTAAGATGTTAGGGTATAAAGTTAAACCAATTGTTCCATCATTTGTTGAATTATCATTTACATCAGAAGTTAACGCACTATCAACCAATAGAGCACAGGTTGATTATTCAAACGCTAGTGTTTTTCAAGAAGGAATAAAAGTTCAATCAAGTGCTAATTCAAATTTGTATTTTGAAACATTAGATGTAGTTGATTTTAGAGTAACATCATCTCTAAATAATGGTGAAGCTTCGGATACAAGTTCACCGATAATTGATACTGCTACTGATGGTTTGACAACTGATTATACTTTAACAAGAAAGGTAAGAGCTGTTAGTGGTGAAACTAAAACAAAAACTTTTACAATAACATCACCACAAAAATTTAGAAGAATAACCTTACCAGAAACAAATGTTATTGATATTATATCTTGTAAAGATTCAAATAATAATGAATGGTATGAGGTTGATTTCTTAGCACAAGACCAAGTGCCTGTTAAAAAACATTACGCTCAAGACGAATTAAGAGATAATGCTTATACCAATATAGATGGTACAGATTATGTGGCTGATGTTCCAGTACCATATTCTTTACAATACATTAAAACAACAAAAAGATTTACTCGTGAAACAAATACAGATAACTCAACATCATTAGTTTTTGGTAATGGAATATTAAAAAATGGTAATGTTATTGATGATAACTTTTTAGATTTAGAACAAGTTGGGATAATCATACCTGGTCAACAAGGTGATTTAAATGATTCAATTGACCCATTGTTAGGTGATGAGTATTCAACATTGGGTGAAACACCAACACAAACAACTCTAACCATAACTTATAGAATTGGTGGTGGTATTGAAGCCAATGCTTCAGTTGGTGATTTAACATCAATCATTGGAACACCAACTAAATTAGTTGATGGTGGAGCGAGTATTGCTGGTGTTACGAATGAAACTGCTGCTAGGGGTGGGGCTGATGAAGAGGACACGGATGAGATTAGAGAAAAAGCTAGAGCATTTTTCACAACACAAAACAGATGTGTGACGAAAGAAGATTATGAAGC